TGTCTATCGTCCCAAGGGCAAGTCGCGGAACCCCGGTTCGCATTGGCAGATGGACGGCTACATCGCAACGGCGGAGGACTTCAGGCGGCAGGGGTTGGTGCCGCCTAACGGATTCAACTGCCGTGGTTCGTTGGAGCCGGTGACCTTTGACGAGGCCGAGGGCATGGGCTTGGTGAAGCGGGACGGAACCCTAGATCGGCGTGCGTTGGATCGGTATAACGCACGGAGGCAGCAGATCATCGACAGAGGCGAGTACCCAGACCCCGGATTCAAACGATGACGAACAAGGCAGAGGACAAGTTCTACTTTGGCAAGCCCGGCCAGCCCGAGAGGTTTGGATACAGTTATCGTCCGTCCAACATTTTGGCTGCCGATCTTGATTACGCTATTTCTGAAATTCAAAAAGACATGAGGCACATGACACAAGTGATGCAGAATGTCATCAAGAAAAATCCGCTTGATGCGGGCTGGATTTGGGAAACCGATGCTTTGCATAACAACTTGTTGAGTTTCATTGACCGCGTTAGAGGAGTTTTGCGGCACAAGGATTCACAAGTTCAGGCAAAAGCCAAAAAGGCTGTTGGTGAAGTTCGCGCATTCCTTGACAAGTGGGAAAAAATGCAAGCGCGTTCGCGAAGTGGCAAGGCTCCGTTTTCTAGCCCCGGCCAGCCCGAGCGGTTTGCGGAATCACTTCAAGCGAAGTGGGATGGGAAGCAATATCGCGTGCTGACTCCCAATGGTGCAGCGTGGTACAGCGATGATGGCAAGTCGTGGACGCTCAAGCACGGCGAACCAGTGCCCGCTTCAGAGTTGCGAAAGTATGACATCAAGGTGGGGACGGGCTTCTCCCGCCCCGGCCAGCCCGAGAAGTTCGACGCATCCAGCCTTGATCGCGGCTCGTTCGCGGAGGCCAGCCAGTCGCCCATGCTTGGCAAGTTGCTCGCGGCGAAGGTGATGCCCGAGGGCGGATGGCGTGCCGTGCAGGTCGGCAGCGACACGCTCGTGATTTCGTTTGAGGACGCGGACTTGGCCCGCGACTCGGGTGGCCGCGGGGCGACGAAGGGCTACAACGCAACCAGCCCGGTGCAGGCCATTGGCCGCTACTGGAATGTGGAGGTGAAGAATGGCTAATTGGGAAGTGAACAAAACCAAGCGATACAACAAGCCGATTGAGGAACACGACGCGAAGATTCGTGGTCAGGCGTTCCGCATTGAGGCTTCAGAAGGTTCTGATAAGGGCGTTCTGTATCTCTGGAACGATCTTCGGGGATACGAGCGCATTGCCTATGGATCTGTTGCTGATCTGAAGCGTCAGGCTGAAGGCATGGGCAAGCGCGAGGCTCGCGGCGTTGCTGCGATTGAGCGGCGATCCAATTACTCCCGCCCCGGCGCGAAGCACACGATGGCCGTCGAGGATCGCTTCTACTTCGGCAAGGGCCGCAAGGAGCGGTTTGCGGATGATCATGCAGCCGCAGGTAGGCGTGTTCAATCCAACTTCGAGTTGCGCCGATACGCGAAAATCATCATGCAAGATGAGTTCGATAGTGCCGAGCATTGGCGATGGGTTTCGACAGCACCCGTGAGCGAGATCGTTAGTTGGGCCAAGGAAATCGCAAGCGGTCTTTGACCATGCCAGCATCCCACACCGTTGAAAAGACCGACGAGGGCAAGGTTCGCATCCGCAACCTTGAACTGTTCATGGGCTTTGATCCGTCCATCGACTCGGACGAGGACGAGGCCATGCAGGGCTATGACAACGCCCGCGTGAAGGACATCGTTTCCCGCACTGGCAAGTTCATTCAGCGTGGCAGCCGTCCGAAACTCGTCATTGAGCATGAGAAGGACGGCAAGCCGACCCGCCCCGAGGCTGTCGGCGACGTGACCAGCGTGCGATACGAGGAGCGAAACGGCGTCGGCTACGTGGTCGGCGATGTCGAGATGCCGAAGGAGGCCTTCGACTCGCTGCTGGCGACTAACGCCTACCCTCGCCGGTCAGCCGAGATTTGGAAGGACAACCACCTGTCGGAGGTGGCTCTGCTCGGGCGCGACACGCCCCGGCGACCACTGCCGGACACACGATTCACGAAGCGCGGTGAGAAGGCTGTCTTTGAGAGGCCGATGGGCACCGTGCGCATAACTCTTGACTCGCCAGACCAATTTGCGGAGATTGGCGTCGGCGGTGGACTCAACACTTTCATCCCCTCCGCAGGAACAGGAAAGAAGCAAATGCCGAGCAAGATGAAGAAGAAGATGGAAGCCGACGAGGAGGCCAAGAAGGTCGCCGCCGCTGCTATGGAGTGCGAGGCGGAGGACGAGGCCAAGGATGAGCAGGAGGCCGACGCCGAGGCGATGGCCGCAGGCGGCATGGAGTTCGCCGGTCCCATCGACGGCGATGAGGACGAGGAGAACTTCGGCGACGGCGTGCATGTCGATATCGGCTCGCATCAGGGCGAGGCCGAGGAAGAGGAAGACGAAGAGATGGAGGCCGCCTACGGCGGAAAGACCAGTATGAGCAAGACCAGCAGCAAGGCCGAGAAGGCTCTGTTCGCCCGCGTTCAGGCCCTTGAGGAGTCGAACAAGACGCTGGAGCGTCAACTCCGTCTGGAGCGGTTCGGCCGCGAGGTGGACGGCATGATTTCTGGCGGCTACCGCTGCGGCAAGTTCCGCAACGCGATGGTCGAGGAACTGGCTGACTCGCCCCGCCCGGAGGCCAAGATGGCCTTCTGGAAGGCGACGATGGCCAAGGACCCCATCGGCGTGGCTCCCATCGCGGCTCATGCGGTGACCGACGAGAGCGGTGCGGCTCTGGATGTGAAGGCGGCGACGGCTCGGGCCGTGGCCGAGGCGGCGGGTGACCTCGCCAAGTTCAAGTCTTTGTTCGCCAAGTATTCGGGCCAGAAGGCCTGATCGAAAGGAACTGACACATGGGATCTTTCTCTGATACTCCGGCCGCGATTGCCGGTGGAACCATCAAGACCTACCGATTCGTTCGCGTGGACACGACCGGCCCGACCACCACCACCGATGACAACACACTGGTGCAGGTCAGTTCGGCAGCAGACAATGTTGTCGGCGTCACGGACGGTAGCACCCGGCGATTCGACACCACTAACGGCGATCACGCTCTGGACGGCGAGCCTGTCACGCTTCAGGGCGGTGACATTGTTCTCGTTGAGTGTGGCGGTGCTGTGGCGCGTGGCGGTCGTGTTCAGGCTGACAGCGATGGCAAGGCGGTGTCTGCTGTTGTGACTGCTGGCCCCGCGTTCCGATATCAGGGCTATGTGGCTCTGGAGGCCGGTGCATCCGGTCAGATCATCCGAATCTGCCGCAACGGTGGCATGGTCTATTACCCGACCACTCTGTAATCCAGCCAACCCCCAACACAAGGAGAAATGAGCAATGGCTGAAGTAGGAATTGGCGGTGGGCTGAATACCTTTGTGCCCACCTTCTCGGCGGCGACGGGTCAGATCCAAATTGAGTTCACCCGCAGCCCGAACAAGTTCGCACTGACTCGGTACGCCCAGATCGTGCCGGTGCAGGCCATGGCCGGATACTTCCTCCGCATCGACGAAGAGGAGACGGCGCGTGTGGTTCAGACGCAGGACAATATCTGGCCGCTGGGTCTTGACCGTCCGACTGGCATCAACAGCGACTTTGATTTCGTGTCCTACGCTTGTGCGCGTTACCAGTCCTCGTTCCACATTCCGCAGGAGACTGCTCGGCAGGCTCAGTGGGATGTCGTGGCCTCGCACGCTCGAATCGCTGCGGCGAAGATGATGACGCTGCGTGGCTATCGTGCCGCCAACCTCATCAGCACGGATACCTCGTATGCATCCGCAAACCGTTACACGTCTTACTCTGCGAGCAACGGACCCGGACACTACAGCAATGCGACCGCGCTCATCAACAATAACGTGATTGGCAGCACTCCTGCTACCGATGGCGTTCAGGAGTTGTTCCGCACGGCTGTTGAGAAGATCGTGCAGGCGACCAATGCGGCCGTCAGCCCGAGCGACATTTGTGCCGTGCTGAATCCGAACACGGCTCGCCAGTTGGCTGGCACGGACGGCGTTCGCGACTATGTGAAGAACTACCCTGCTGCTCTGAACTTCCTTCAGGGTGACGCGCAGTTCGCCACCTATGGTCTGCCCTCGCAGATGTTCGGAGTGAACGTGGTGGTCGATGACACCGTGCGGGTGACGAACCGCAAGGGTGCAACAAAGTCCACCTCATTCTTCTACGGCTCGCAGGCGGCTCCCGGCATCGCGTTCGTGAGCCGTCCCGGTGGCATGGTCGGTAACGAAGGCCCGTCCTTCAGCACCGTGACCATCTTCGCCTACGAGGACATGACCGTCGAGACTCTGGACGATCCGTGGAACCGCCGCATTCGCGGTAGCGTCACGGACAACAGCGCCATCGAACTGACCGCGCCGCTGGCGGCGGTGTATGTGGCCGATCTGGCGTCCTGATTCGTTCAGGTGACTGATTCAAGGGCCGCTCCGCTAATCACGGGGCGGCCCTCTTTCTTGGAGGAATGAACCATGCCGATGGCTCAACTACTCAGCAACACGAACGCGATCCTGCATATCGATGAGCGGCTGCTGAAGGAACTGATCTCGGACACGAATGCGGACGGGACGGTTTCCAGCAGCACGATCCTGACCGAAGTGCTTCTGCGGGGCGGCGAGGAGGTCGCGTCTGCTGCTACCCGATCGCAGGCGTATACCGTCACGGAACTGGAAACGCTGGCCACGGACGGGAACGCCCTCCTGCGTGGGCTGGTGGCCGACCTCGCCCTGTGCTACCTGTTCGAGCGTCGCGGCGGCGAGGTGCCGGAGAGCGTCAAGGCCAAGGCCAACCGAGCACAGCAGATGTTGAATGACCTGCGGGACGGCAGGCGGGTGTTCGCCGTTGACGCAAACCGGGAGGCCGGTACAGCGTCCGTTTCGGTTATTTCGCAGGCCACCAGAGGCTCGCTGAGGCTCGTGAGCGATTCCCCGTTCTACCCCGACCGTAGGAGCCAAGCGTACTAATGGGCCTGCGGGAAACGCTGCTAGGCCGTCTGGCGGCCTCTAAGGTCGCCCGGATCTTGGTGAAGCAGGCCCAGCGCCGTATCCGCGAGCGGGGCCGGGACATCGGCGGCTACGCGGCCCTGTGGGCCGATACCGCTCGGCTGAAGGTCGGGAAGGGCAAGAAGGCCAAGTTCATCGACCACTACCGCAAGGGCGGCGTGCCGCTGTATGACACCGGCGACCTGTTCCGCAGCCTGACGGCGGAACAGACCGTCATCCCAGACGGGGTGAAACTGACCCTGAAGGGTCCGCTGCACGCGATGTACCACCAGCACGGGTTCAAGACCGGCGGCCCGAACCGTATCCCGTTCACCCGGCGAGCCGCACGAGGTGATGTGAAGGGCAAGGGGGAGGCTCTGTACGCCAAGCGTGGCGTGACCGTTCCTGCTCGACCGATCTTTGCCATGCCCATCGAGGCTCGGCGTGAGGTGGCCCGTGCTATCGCCCGTGCCTTGGGTGCCCGTTAGAATCCATTCGGAGGATTGAACTATGCCGACCGCGATTGAAGTCACAGGACCGCACACCATCGAATGGAGCGATGCGGCCGGATCTGGAAATACCGTTCTCGGCCGAGGCGATAACAATGACCTCTTCCGCATCGAAATCACGAACCGATACGCGGATATCAACACGAACGAATACGGCGATATGCCCGCGCAGAGTGTGTTTACCGGCGCGACCGCAACCGTGAACTTCTCGCTGGCATCATTTGACCGCGACGAGGCTCTCAAGTTGCAGCGACGCTCGGGAGGAAACGCGGCCGGTACAGGCCTTGCAGCCTCCTACCCGGTTGTGGGTGGCTTGACGAACGCGGGACATGCCACGGCAGCCAACGATAACACGATCAAACTCACGCTGAACCCCGATATCGCTAGCCGTCTGGGCATTCAGGTGACCCGCGTTCGAGTCATCAATCTGAACTTCACGGACTTCGGCAATCGGGCCACCCGGCTGGTGTTCTCTGGAGAGATCCTGCCCGACTTCGATACCTCTGGCGGCGGGACGTTCTACACGCTCACAACCTCTTGATAGGCTTGTCGCATGACCTCAGACACGACATTCATTCACGAGTTCACCGTGGGCGACAAGGCGTTCCGAATCGACGCCCTGCTGGTGCTGTCAGAACTGACCCTCGCCGGAGCAGATCAGGACCCGACGAAGGAGCAGTTGATGGCAGCCGTTCGATCCTCCATTCGACCGGCCGAGATGGCTGCAACGCTCTCCGATGCTGAGGCTTTGGCCTTGGCCCTTCGGGTGACCATGAGCCTGAAGTCCTTGGGAAACGCTGGCGCGCCGTAGCGATCTTCGCCGCCGTCTACGGCGCTACTCCATGGCAGATGCCTTCGGACGTTGCTCTGGGGCTAATGATGAATCTGAGCACGGCGAACGGCTGGAAAACGGTCCCCGTGCTTCAGGGGGTCGGCTTGGCTTTCGCCAACAAGGCGCAGGTGGCATCATTCGCTGCATCCCTGACGGGACGTTCCCCTAGCATCCGGGAGCAGATTGCGGCACACTTCAGGACAGACGAGAGGAGGCCTGAATGGCCGTCAGCCTGACCGACCTATACGCCCGACTTGGAAAACTGTTTGGCATCGCCAAGGCGCAGATCGACGCCCGCACCGGTCTTTTGGATCGCGTGACGGGTAGCGGTGCGTTCAGTGGCGTCGGGTTAGACTCTCAATACACGGCTAGCACGCGGTACATGGTTACGCCGGTATTGGATTACTTCCTCAACCTGTACCGAACGGGCGATCCGAGCGTGCAGCGTGCGATTGCTGGCGGTGTCAAGACGCTTACGGAGATGATTACGGCGGATAACGCGAGCATCCCCAAGAGCGTGATTCCAGCGATGGTGGAACTGAATCGGCAGATGCGAGCCGCGAGCCAGACGCTACTTCAGAATGTAGTGACATTCTCTGCGTATACGCCTGCGGGTACGAATGTCGGAAATGGCAGAGTGATATTCCATACGCCATATCCGCAGATGAGTCCAACGGAAAGTTTGCGGTTTCAGTGCGTTGGAGATGTGACTACGGGAGCCGTACCGGGTCGAGAGGTATTTCAGGTTACGGGTGGATTGCGGCAACCTGATATCACCTCATCGCAATGGCCCGGAGGCAGTGGTGCGAACCTGACGATCACCAGCAGTGACTACACCGACTCGCTCAATAATGTGCAAAACGGCTCGTTTGAATCATGGGCGGGTGGTGTGCCAAATCAATGGACAGTCATTTCAGGCGGTGCACAATTTTCGCAAGGCTCGGTTCGCACCTATCGTGGCACATCGTCGCTGACAATTTCGCAAAGCGCAAGCGGAATCCTTCGCCAGACCATGCCATCGGTGGTCATTCGACCGGGCCAGCGGATTTTCTTCGGTGCATGGAGTCAATGCGCAATCAATACGCCAAACGACTGGTATTTGTATTTGAAGGATGGTGCTGGCAACACATTGCAAACGGTGTATTGGGATAGCACCGCAGTATCGTGGACGCATGGTCTTGCCTCATATACGCATCCAATTTCAGCACCTGTCACCACCGTAACGCTAGAAATCGATAACGGTGGCGGCGGTGGATCTACGGCGATCATGGACATGGATTGCGTGCATCTGTTCATACCGCCACAGGCGGGCGTGAACGGTCAATTCTTCCAGATCATTAGCGGCAGCACGAATTGGAGAGTTGGGGACTACATCACGGCGACATTCAGCAACAACTACGCGAGCAATGTCCTGACCTACACCGAGCGATTCTTCGCTCCGTTCGCCAACGGCATCGAACTGCCGACCTCGTTCAGCCCGACGATCAATAACAGCGTGATCCCGTAATGGCTACATCGACGGCGACCACCATCGGAGCATTCTTCGCCGCTGTCATCACGCGGCTGAACTCGCAGACCAGCCTTGCATCGAATCGCATTTTCGTGGTGGACAAGTTGCGGCTACAAGATTCGGCTGTGCCGAACTTCCAGATCGAACCCGTAAGCATGACCATCCTCGGGGATGAGACTGGTCTGAACGTGTTCCAGTTGGAGTTCCGCGTGCATGCCGTGGTCAAGTCGGAATACGACTTTGCCAGCAAGCCCACGCAAGCACTTACCAAAGCGACGGCATCGAAGGGAGCGTTCCAGTACGCAGTCGATATCGGCTCTGCCTTGAACAAGCATGAGGTGACCGGCAGCGAGAACATCGTCATCATGTCCGTCATCAACGGCGGCATGGATGATGTCACGGGACTGGCACATGCCACGATTACCTTCCGCACGCTTTTGAGGGTCTACAACGATGGCTGAGGACCTTGGCGAAATCACGATCAAGTTCGGAGAAGGCGGTGCCATGGCTCGTGGCCCCTCGGCCGGTCAGGCAGCGAGGGACAGCATGGGGCAGGCACGCGAGGCTGCTCGCTCTGCTCTGGCTGGCATCATGTCGAACCTGCCAGCATTCGGACGCATCGTGCAGGCGGGCGCTCAAGGGTCTGGGGTGTCCGGCGTGGTGGGTGCAGCCCGTGGAGCGGCCGCGATGGCTGGCGGCGGAATCACGGCTGGAGCGGTCGCTGCCATGCTCGTTCCATTAGGACTGACCGCAGGGGCGGCCATCGCCATCCGTTCGCTTGTGGGACGGGTGCTAGATCGGGTGGGCGAACTGTCTGCCGTGAGTGCTCCGATGGCGTTGCAGGACGCGGCCAATCGCCTAAGCGAGATGCGTCGAGACATGCGGGAGGCCCGCGTGCTCGGCCCCATGTATACGCAGATTTCGCAACTGTGGAACAAGATCAAAGACCTGTTCCAGCCGTTTATATTGGTGGTGAAGGCTCTGATTATGTCAGCCATTATCCCGATCCTTGAATGGATCGCCAACATGTTGCAGGCCGCCTTCAACCTCATCCCCGTCATCGTGTCGTACCTGAATGCCGTAGTGCGGGGAATAAATGCGGCGAACACCGCAAACGTGAACACCTACAACATCATGGCGGGTGCGTTGGGTGCAGTCCCGGCTGCGGGCGGCGTCATGCGATTGCTCGGATGGCTGTTCCCGCCCGGCAAGGGGCAGATGAGCACTATCGGCGGTTTCCTTGGAACCATCGCTAGCACGCTACAGAACTTCTACAACAGTTGGAACCAGACGCAGGGCGCTGGCGGCATGAACGCTTGGGCGCTCGACACGCTCACCTTGCTCGGCGCTGGCGGATTCCCCGGCGTGCCCGCCGTTCCCGGCGTGCGTGGTCCCGTCACAATTCCGATCCGCACCAAGCCCACGCGAACCCGCAGGCCGGGAGGATCGACGCCATGAACTTGCGATATACGCCGCCCGGCTTGTCGGCTGTCACGCTATCGAATGTCCGGCTCTCGTCGTTCAACGTCGAGAACATCTACGATGGCGAGAACTTCAACCGATCCGGCCGCAAGGAAACCGTATCGGGCACGGCCATCATCGACGGCAATCCACTGACATCCGCTACGGGAGCGATTGACGTAATCCGCAACAGCCTGAACTCGCCGCGTGGGAAGTTGGAATTGCAGTTCACTTCCGCAACGGGAACGTGGTATGTGCTAGCCGATGGCAGCGATGGAGCATCGGCTGGCGATGCTCGACAGGGGCCGATGCCAAACGTGAGCGTGAGCCGGATCGAAGGCAACCATTCGACGGCCGTGACCTTCGTCACGTTCACGTTCACCTACTTCACCTGCGGCGGAACACGCCTCCAGAAGTTTGAGATGAACGTTACGCAGGCTCTCGACGAGGCTGGGTTCATTACGATGACACGATCCGGCTCGCTTCGGATCTCTGCACGGCCATCGGCCACGAATCAAATTGCCCCCTTGGGCACGCCGCAGATCATTCCAAACGTCAGCAATCAGGACTATGGCAATAGCCCGGACCTCTATCGGAATCTGATCGCAGGCAAGCCCGGACCGTTCTTCCGTCGCGTGCGGCAGAACTTCGTGCTGGACGCTTCGCTCACCACACTGACCTTCGATATCGAGGACCGCATGGTGTTCCGCGAACTGAAGTACCCCGTGATGATGGGGGACGCTTCGTTCACCTATGAGCGTGGCCTTCAGAACATGCTCGGCACCAAGACGTTCAACGCTCACTTTGAGGGAGAGCCGGATACGCCTCCGGGCCTGCTGCTGAATGTCGCGGTAGAGGCAGCGATGGCCCGCATCGACTTCCTCAACGATCTGGTGCAGTCCATTTCCGTCCGTGAGCCGAACATCTACACCCGCAACAGGGTGGAACTGACGGTGCAGGCTCAGGGGCAGAGCGATAAGCAGGTGGATATCTCGGTAGTGCGGGACATGTTTACAGACCCGCATTCGGGCGGCACCACGCGATACGTTAGCGCCTACCCGACTGGCGGCCAGTATGTGAACAAGATCACGGGACTGCGATGGGACCCGTGCCTCACGCCTGACATCATTTCCAACGTCATCGAGAACAATCCAGAAGAGGGCGGAACCGAATCAACTCTGGACGTTGCGAACGAAGACCCGGATGCCGATATTGAGGACAGCGAGGGCAATAACGAAACCACGCCGCTACAGCCCGACAATGGGCTGAACGATCCCGAGAACAAGATCAAGCATCTGGACGGCACGCAGGACTTCCACACGGAGGATTCTGGCGTTCGATATCTAGAGGCCACGGGCGGGTACTTCCAGTGGCCATTCCAGACCCGGATGCCGCAGGTGGTGGTCACGCAGGTGGTGCGGTATGTGTCCAACACGATGAGTTCCGCAATCCCGTATCCGCAAATTGGCGAGCCGTTCGTGGTGCTGAATGAGCGGATCAGCGTGAACAATGCCCCGCCAGACGCCACCGGCAAGCCTGTGTTCGCCGTTGTGGCCACGCGACAGATTCAAGTGCAGACTGCCAGCAGTCCGAACACTCGCACGGCGGGCGAAGCGTTCCCGCGAAGGGTCTGGGCACCTGCGGCAGTATCGCAGGCTCGCGGCTTGTATTCATCGAACAATGAGATCAATTCGCTACAGATCGACGCATCGGGCGCTGCGACGCGAAGCGACTACGCTTCGGATCAAGCATGACGCAGGTGGGCGGCGAAATCTTGCGGAACGGTGCCTTCGCGGGCTACGTCATCGCACGAAGTGACGCCCTCGACGCGGACATCGAACGGGCAGGTATGGACCCGGACGATGTGAACGTAGCCACTACGGCGCTCGTGGGTGCGTCACGGCATGGCACCATGACCGTGCTGGCGTACATGTCGAATCAAGCAACGCCAAATGCGTTCCCATTGAAGCAAGAGTTGCTATCGAACTCCTTCAACGATCTGTTCACGCTCTACCTCTTTGAGCCACAGGCATCGCAGGGCGGTGGAGTTCAGCCCGGGGAAAAGCCCGGACCAACGGGACCGCCCAACATCAGCGAGGGGGCAGTGCCGATAGTTCCGGTCCGAGTCGATGATGCAACCGATGTGGTGGCTCCGAGAACGGAAGCACTTACCTCTGGTGCGACACAGGCCTTTTCCAACCGACCAGTTACCAAACTGCAACTTGGTCGCCAGATGACATGGCAGAACTTGACCCTTGTGCATGCACAGGAACTTCTAGCCAGCGCTGCGGGGTCGGCTCAGCGGGTGAGTGATCCAGCGTTCCCCGCGTATGGCGGCTCGCTGTTCATCTTGCGGTTTGCCGATGCACGGTTTCGGCTCAACGGTCAGACCGTGTTCAGCATGGAGACTCCGGGTGCTGCTGGCGTAGCACGCGACCAGTGGAACATGCTCGCGGAGAACCCGCTGCACCTCGTTGCAGCCACGGCCAAGACCTCGACCTATCAGCCACCAAGCCCATCAGGTCCGGCGTATCGCGGCACTGGCACTATCACGAACATGCTCGGCATCCCAAGCCCGAGCGGGTGGCACGGAGATACCTGCTGGTCGGCGGCCGAGATCATTTCGGCTTATGTCTCACAGGTCGGCTTTGGCGTGCTCGACCGGTCGGCGATCTCGTACATCTACAGTCAGACGGCCGACCAGTACGAGAAGCCCGGCGACATGCTCAACCTCGACCTTCGGGGCAAGAGCGTGGGCGAGGCTCTAGACGAAATCGCGGCCCGCATCGGCTGCGTCTGGTTCTGGGATCGGTTCGCGTCGCAGTTGACCTTGCGGCCCGTCACCAGTGGCCTGCCGGGCTACGCGACCACGGGCTACGCGGACGTGACGACATGGTGGTACTGGAACGGCCCCTTCCGTTGCGGCGGCGGCTTGAATGAGATCACCAACGAACTTCCCGGCCGGTGGGCGACCGTGCATCCAATCCGATATGTGAGCGTCTACGGCAGACAGGATGAAACGGCGGTCTACGTTGACTGGCGCAGCATGTCCACGCCGGACGGGGTTCGGCATCTATCGCTGGAGTCATCCGACAGGCCGCCCCTCTATTACGCGATTAGCGGTAACAACGGCCGGACTCATTTCGTGGGCGACCATCTTCCGGCCTACTACGGCCGGGACGGCTCGATGATGGACTATGACATCGGCACGGCTCCGAGCGCTTCGCAGTTCAGCGTCTGGAACAGGACCCGCACGGCGGCAAAGAATCTGTGGTGGCAGAAGCCATGGGCGCAGGCCATTGACCAGCGGCTCTCCACGATCACGAATAGATACAAGGATGCGGGCAAGATCATTGACGGTGAGGTGGTCCTGAATCGCATGCCGGCGTATGGGTTCACGGCACCGTCGATGCGGGAAACGCCATCGGCTGGACTGCAATGGGACGAGATCCGATTCGGGATGGGAAGCGAGCCGGTCCAGTACCGGCTTTGGGGCAGCAACACGGACACGCTGCTGTTCCCTCACTTGCTGACTCCGGATCGCGTGCGAGCGCTGGGCCTTGGATCGGCCTACTTTGCAAACGGTTGCATGAACCTCCAGCGGCTTGAGAAGCGGTCTGGGATCGTCCGAATGTTCCTTGCTGAGATCAAGCAGCAGACGGTGCTTAAGCGGGACGCCACGACCAATGATCCGTTCGTGTGGCTGTATGCGTTCAAGGAGGTTGCCCCAGACAATCTTGCCAACGGCACCTTCCGGAAGGCGAACGAGTGGGGCGTCGAGAATCTTGCCATGGAGGGGCGTGCCCTGAACCTCTGCGAGATGGCGACCATCGGGACCACGGTGGCGGATGTCCCCGCGCAGGATTTCGACGGCGGCACCTTGCGGTACAACCCGACCGGGACGGCGGTGAAGATCACGCGAGCCAGCCCGAGGGGCATCGCACCGTGCTACGAATACATCACGCCAACCGGCATGACGGTGTTTTTTATCTACGCTCCGAACGGCGTGCAGGTGACATGTTCTGGTAGCACGACTCCGCTGTTGACGAGTGCATGGCAAAACAGCGGTGCTAGCGGGACGGGCTTTGCAGATCGCGTACCGCTTTCGGGTATTGTGTCTGATATGCCAGTGGCAACCAGAGAAGTCCCCGTGGCGAGTGAACCGGAGCCTGCACCATGAGCCAGTCCTTCCTGCTTCGTAAGGCGTTGACGGATACAGAGGCACCGCTGCTGATCGCGGCTGGAGCCTCGTACTACTTTCGCCGTATTCATGTCTGCAACAACACGAACAACACTCATCAGTTGTGGCTGGCTGTCACTGCCGGTCGAGCCTTTGCGGACGCTGGCGATTGGGTCTACTATGAGAAATCAATCAGCAGCCACGACACCCTGACCATCGACCACCTGCTGGTTCCTGACGGTCACGAAATGAGGGGCTACGCTTCTGCTGCGTTGCAGTTGTCCCTTGTTGGCTCTGGCGTAATGGAACAGGCTTAGCCATGTCGCAGGTGATCGCGGGGTGCTGTTGCGGTCCTCCACCAGTCAACCCGTGCCCGATTGCCTGCGCGGATCGAACGGTGACGCCCAATACGGTGTCGATTGAAGTGCCGTTTGAGGGATTGGGCTATGCACTGTGCTCGCGACCGTACTGCTATCCGGCGACGGCTCCGGATTTCATTCCGTTCACTTCACCCGTTGGCAGCGTTCAAGCGCATCTGTGCTACCGGGAAACCATGGCGACGTATGCCGGTAACAGTTACGTCGCGGGGCGTTCGTGGCTATATCGCAGCACTCCGATTGAAGTCGGCCAAATCAGTGAGGCATACGGGTATTTCAGCGGGCCGTGCAAAACGTATCCAGTTTTCATGCATGTTCGGCTGTTTCAAATCTGCAATGGTCTGCCGGGGAATGTCGCAAACCCGATCAACACACTGTGGACGCTATACATCATTTTCTACAAAGGCATACGCGCTGACGGTGCTGGATTCTGTGATGGGCAACAAACCTGCGTGCCGACTCCAGTCGATTTTGCAGCGAACCCGTGTTTCACCTACACGCCGCCCAATCAGCCGGGAGTGCAACTCGATGACGTCCCATTTATCTTGCTGCCATTGAATCAAGTTGGGTTTTGCAGTCCGAATGCCACTCCGGGCCAAGGCATGCAAAGCCAAGGATTCTTTGAAACCTTGAGAGGATCAGGCGGTGTGCTGCGAGGATTTCCACCTCCCTCTCATGTGGTGTGGGACGTTCTGGAGGCATATCACTCTAACTGGATCTATGACTCAAATCCAAGTTTGGATTGCAACCCGCGAGGCCGATATGACTTTCTGCAAGATGACGGGTCCATTGGAAGTCTGGTCGTGACATGACTCCGGAGCAGTTGGAACTCGGCAAGCGTCGGATGCGTGAATTGGGTGCTATGGCAGCATCCCGGCTGGCCGCCATTCCAAAGATTGCGGAAGCCGTTGTGACTGCCGAAAGCGATATGAGCCGCAGGCGTCTAGAGGTCTGCAAAGCCTGCGACAAATGGACCGGACACACCTGCACCATTTGCGGTTGCTTCACGGGGCTGAAGGTCCGCCTACCGGCCGAGGCTTGTCCTATCGGAAAATGGGCCGCCGAAGGCTAACATGCACCTATGCCTTGGAGCGCTACCGACTTCTCGACCCGCATCGGCAAACTGTTCGGCTATCAGAACAGCGTCAAGACGCAGACCAGTCCGCTCTACGGGGCGAACCTCACCAGCATCTTCACCACGTTTGCATCGACCAGTGACCGGGCGAGCGTGGGAAACCTTGCTGATCTGAGCATCCCGGCTACTGGCCTGTCGGCGAGCATCGGCACTGGCATCTACGGGCAGGTCGCCCAGTCGATCAATTCGTTTGTGGTGGACTACATCCGCCGCGAGACTGGCGTCTATGACGGGTCGGTGCAGACGGCTCTACGGGAGGTGAATGCTCAATTGGTGGCTGGGAGCAGCACCTATCGCTCCGTGGGAACGAGCAGCATTTCGTTCTCTGCGACAAGCGGCAATCAGGGCAACGGCACTGTGCTCGTTCGCGGCTACCGGCCTGCGTCCTCGACCGTGTTCCTTCAGGAGATGTTCACGGAGTCCATTGGCGTCCGATGCACTGTGGGCGGCAACGTGGGCAACTTCGGACAGGGCACTTTCCAGTTGACGGGCGTGGCCGCGCTCGCGAGCAATAACACCGAATGGGCTGGCGGCTCGGGAACGAACCTGAGCGTGAACGCGACCACGGCAGCGATTACGGCGAGCGTTGGAACGCCGGGCGTTTCGATTCTGGCCAACGGCGATTTCGAGTCATGGAACAGCAATGTCCCGCAAGGCTGGAGCATTGTCACGGGCACGGCAGGCACGCATGTTTCTCGTGGTACTGTTCCGGCTCGCGGCTCGTACTCGCTTCAGTTCACTGGCGACGGTTCGACGTTGACCCGCATCCGGCAGCAGATCGCGTCCGCCAGCGGCGCTCCGACGCAGGTGGAGGCCGAGCGGGACTATGCATTGATCCTCTACGCGAGGGTGGGTGCTTCGACCACGGGGACGGTGGTGGTGGCTCTGCGTGACGCTTCGGGAACCACGGTCGGCTCGGCGGTCACGCTGAACCTCGCCTCGCTGACTACCTCGTATGCGATCAGTAGTGCGACGTTCAGCATCGCAAAGAGCGCCTTGCCGACCACGCTTTACCTCGACATCTACAGCACCACGGCGATTGCGAACACCGGCATCCTCTACATCGATGAGGTGGTGCTGGCACCGATGACCCAGATGTACCCCGGCAGCGTGGGGCCGAGCATCCTCATCTATCCCGGGACGAGCGATTGGGCGGTTGGCGACAGCGGAACGATCAGCGTCACCAGCGACGGCAGTACCAACGGCCTCTTCATGAAGGGCTTCCAGCGTTGGCTTCAGCCGGAGCGGTACGGGATCTTCCTGCCTGTCTCGGCTACGCCTTCGATCTCCGACACGCTCGTGACCGTCTGATTTTCTTCCGAGGTCGCTCGCGGCGTGCCATGCGTTGGCCCTTGTTGGGGTCGAGGTCTGTGCCACGCCGTGGTCGCAGAGCGTGCCGCACGCCGAGGATGTTTCTCAGTTCATCGCCGAACAGGCAGTCGCCGTGCCGGGTGAGGTCGAGGATAATTACAAGGCATTCACGCACAGCCTCGACATCGCCAGCGATGCCGGGGAGGTTCAAGTCGCGTAGATCCCACGCGATGTCCTGAAGTGCGTCTATGTGGTTGGTAGGTTGTGGTGGGCGTGGCGTCCGTGCCATGCTGCGGGAGCGTAGCGGAAATGACAGCCCCCGCCGAACGGAAGTCCGACAGGGGCTGCGGAGACACCTACGGGCTAGTAGCGGGGGGCGGCCCGTAGGGTAGGTCTATGCCCTCTCACCCCAAACGTCGAACAGGGCGGCGTCACGATGCCAACGCTTGACCCATCGCGACCCGCTCCACCAGTGCTCGGTGCCCTCGTCATCGACGCGAGCAAGGCAGAATCGGAGGTCGCCGGTACTGTTGCATCCGCGCCCTACCAAATCGGACTCCAGCACGATCATCTGCTGGATCACGGGATCGTAGGTGTGGCGGGCAGCACGGCAGGCCATCTCGGCAGCGAGGATGTCCTGCACGGCAAGGCTGTAAACGGTTCCGTTCTGGCCTTGCCCCATCATCACCCATGCGACATGGGTGGCATCGTCTGGCACTGGCAGCGGGTAGTACGGGAGGCGGCTCGTGGGATGCCGGTAGGGCAGCCCGACGCGGGGCCGAATCGGATCGACACCCATCCGGGCGTTCCCCGAACGGTTCACCAGCGTGGAGGCAACCACGAGGCCGAGCACGAACACGGCGATGACTATGGCGGCCTCAGTCATCGTTCAGCCCTAGACGGGCCTCCACGGCGGCCAGAAGTTCTCGTGCGGCCAGAAGTTCCTCTTCGCTGCGGCTGTGCGGCTTCCCGCCCATGGCGGCGTCCGCGTCTGCCTGCACCTGACAGCGGATGAGGTGCTGGCGGATGATCGTGCGGCACCGGGCCAGCAGGCGATGCACGCATTCCTCCTCGTCGGCCGCGTTGGCCGCGG